TGCCGTTCGGGGTCTTCTGATAGGTCCAGTCAACTATCTTATGCTTCGCCGTTAAGTGCGGAGCAAGGACGGATAAATCGACTACATCGTAGGAGTCCGTCGCGTAGTCGTAACCGAGCTGATTTACCACCCTCCCTAACAGCTCCACAAAGATAGTGACCGGACCAACCATCAAAGGCTTTATATCTTCAGCGCCTTGCCGAGTATGCCTGTCCATCTTAAACGACTTAAAGGATAACGGTTCAAGTCCTTTTCCGGATATGACCCATTCATCCCCTATTGTACCGACAAGCAAAGCCCTAGCTGTTTCCATCCAAGCTATAGCATTCTGAGAACCTGAGTTCATCGTCAGCGTAACAGCATCATCAGCAGCAGGTTCTACTGAAGTTCCGAAATCCTCGAAATTGCCAGATTTGGAAAACCATAATGTTTGCGGGCGTACTTTCGTAGCCCCGTAGACTATCCGCTGTTCGAAAAAACCAACTTTCGTAGGCCAATTATCGGAAGCTCCCCATCCCGAAGAACCTGAAGGTTGATCAGTAAAAACTATTTCGTTAGCCGCCCACTCGTCATGATCGAGCCGTTTGAAATCCAGCGGTATGCGATTGGCTTGAGCTATCTTCAGCACATCATTTGACTGCGCGTAATCCATTCCCCAAATGTCAAGAGTTCCGGTAAACTCAAAAATATAAGGGACGCCCGGTTCCGCACTTTCCACAAGTCCATCTTTCGTAACGAAAGCAACACGAGTCTTTCCGTTGTTGTGCTTGAAAAAGCAAAGAGCATAAGCCTGATTCCGGTTGAACACAAAAGGTATCAATCTCGGTTTAACATCTGTTACAGCACCGCCGAGTAAAGTTGTCAAATCATAAACAAACTTAGTTCCTGATCTGCGGGTAGCTGGACCTTGCGGCAAAGCTGTCATGTTAAGCATCTCATGGCAGCCATTTTGGTATCTCGAAAAGTCTATCTTTTCGCTGAGAATAGAGTCTACTTCACCAGCGGTAAAATTCCGTTTATGTGGTCGGTAATATTTTCTAGCCATTGAATGCTTCTCCCGGCACGTCTATAGCTACAAAAGTGTCGTAGTCCAAATCTTGTTGATGATGATCGTCGCCTTCTCCGATATTAGCATCTATCAGTTTGGCATTAAGCAAAGAAGCTTTAGCATCTTTTTTCAACTCAGAAGACAACTCAGCATTTGCAGTAAGCGGTTTGCTTATCCTCCGCGCTATCTCATACATAAGCGCATCGACAAAGTATGGAGGGAATAATGCGGTATTAGTTAACTGCTTAGTGTACCGTAAAAGCGGCTGAGTACCAAGCGAAACAACACGGTCCAACGGTATAATCAAACTACGTCCTTCGACAGACCACGTATTCGGTCTACCACTTCGAGGCTCTACACGGCGGGCAACATAGCAATCGGAAGGGAGCGCATACAGAACACCTTTCGGGTGAGTTTCTGCACGTTGCTGTAAGGCAATAGTAACTCTGGCGAACGTCCAATCATGCCCCGACAGCAATAAATCTCTCGATGCTTGATATACCCGTTTACCTAACCGGCCAGTAATAGGGTCCGTATCCGTTATAGAAAAATCGCGAATCGCAGTTTTTCCAAGTTCGGTCAACGCCAAGTTAACTATCTCCACTTCCGAATATGCCATTGTCATTTACCCCCTGAGAGGAGTTCATCAAGTTCGTCTTTTTCTTCAGCAGGAGGAACTTCAATCTTCGTTTCCTCCTTGGCAAATGCTACGTTGATGCCAGAAGTATTTCCGCTGTTTTGCGCAGGGGCTTTAAACTCGTGAGCCATCGGCGCAGTAGCTTTTGCCGACAAAAGTTCTTTGGGATTGTTTCTGGCGTACACGAGAAGGTCGATAACCTTGTCTCTCGGATAGCCTGAGATATCTTCGCCGTAAACTTCTTTGTAATACTGCGTCATAGCTTCGGTAGTAATACCCTCGGACTGACGAAGGACATGCTCGCTTATGCGCGAGAGGTCCGCGCTGGAGCTATCGATCTTGTCCGCGCGGACGAAGTGTTTGGGAACTTCATAGAAGAAGCCGTACTCACCTTCTTCGTAGAACTGGATCGCGCCAGAAATATTTCTGGTCTGGCATTGCCGCAAAGCAATACACTTGATTTTCGGTCGCTCGGTCATTGTAGGTCTTTTGCTCCGCAAAATTTACGAGGTTTAAGCTACCTCTTGAAGCTTTATCACTTCAGAGAGAATAGCCTGTACGTTCTCTTTTTTCTTCTCCGTTACAACCGCAGCAAAAGCCGCGCGGATAGCTGTTACCGCAGTATTGACAGCAGTTTTAGCATCTGCGGAAAGCGCTACATGATTGTCATTCTTTGTTACGTCAATGCCCATCTTAACCCTCCTTCAGAAAACAGTAAAAGTACCAAGAGCCGAAACTCTTGGTACTATTCAGGTCAACTACTTAACTTACATGTTTGTCTGACCCTCGTCCAGGCCGAGACCAGCAGTCCATGTACCGTCAGAAGTGGCACCGACCAGCGCCAGGGTAACATAACGTTTGATACCTTGCGGAAGCGCGAAACTGAAACCTTCGTTCAGCAGAGCCGAGGAAATCGTAATCTCCACCAGCTCCGTAGTAGCAGTTTCGGCGGTATCGCCATGCAGAACTTTTACGCCGATAGCGCCAGCGAGAGAGTGGCCGTTGATGTTGACCATAATCGGTCGTCCCGTACCGGCTCTTGTCGATTTGAGATCGACAACGGAAGCCGATCCGCCATGCGCAAGAGCAGTAGCGAACATATTGAGCGCATCTTGAATCATTCTTGATTCTCCTTCTTGAAATTTTTTAACTACCTTGTAGTCGAAATCCGGATTAGCTGGTGATTACCGCTTCGGTGTTCAGCAGCGCATCGCAGCGTTTGATCGGGATATTCGAGATGTTCAACTGGTTCTTCACGCCATAAATGTCGGAGAAGCCGAGCAGCATGTTCTGCTTTCTGGTAGCCATCTTCAGCAGCCGAGCGTGGATGGTACGGTTCATATAGAACACCGGACGAACCAGCTTGAGATTCGGCAGCGCCATCGTGGCGTCGATCATGAGATCGCACATCTTGTTGATAGCGGCTTCGTCCATTGCGGCAGTGTACTCGATATTGGCAATACGAACAACATACCGCCAATCGGAAACTGCAATGCCCTGCTGTACGCGATAATGCGTAGCGTACCCACGGAACACTTTGCCTTCCGCGTCTCGCAGGTCGATTTCACCGAGGTCATCTGCCTCGATACCGGCATTCGGAGCGGTATTCGGATAGATACCAAAAACGCCGATATCGACACCGAGACCGAGCAGCCAGATAGAACTTTGCGAATCCGCAGACGAGCCACCAGCATCCAGAACATGACTCATGCCGAACGTATTGGCAGAAGGTTTATCAGACGGATTGCCGAGAACATCATACCGTGGCGACATACCATAAAATTTCTTGGGATCGGTACGCGGATCGCCGTAAAAATACGTTGCTGCTACCTGCTGGTTCAACCCCTCAGTGATACGCCGGTCCTGACGATGCCTGAACATAGCCACATCACCAGATTTCTTGGCAAGGACCAGATCGCATTCAGCACGATTTTCGAGAAGCCCTACAGTGTCGCTGACCTGCAAACTTCCGCTCGTGGTGGGCCGAATACCTTCGTTCACCCGCCGCCAAGTACCAGAAGGAATATTTCCGTCCATGATATGGGTGTGAACCGAGCCGTCATTACACTGAGTAAACGGCAGGTCTTCATACAGGTCGTTTGTCTGATTGAACAGTTCGACCGCATTCGCCAAGAACTTGTTATCCTTGCCGGTTTCTTTGGTGATCATGGCAATTGTGGGCCAATCACCAGTGGGATCATACGCCATGTTCTACTCCCTTATTGAAAGATTTTTTTAACTACCCCTGTAGTTACTTTTTAGGGGCGTGTTCAGGGTACATATCATACGCCTGATTAACTTTTTGTCCTGTTACGTTCGCCGGAACATTCTCCGACTTGATGACGCCGCCTTCCTTCATGCTCTTCCCGATGTTGTGGAACAACCGAATTATCATCGGGTTCATCATGGCAAAACCGGATTCGGGAGATTTGAGAAACTTCACAAACTCCAATTTACCATCAGGGTCTGCGAAATTAAGGACTCTGTTGGCGAGCTGCAAGTTCGCGTCTTTCTCGGCACCCCATTCCTTGTACAGAGAATCCAAACCAGCTTTGTGCGCCGTTACCAGCGCCGTCATTTGCTGTTTTTGCAGCTCTGCATGTTTCGCCACGACCTTATTAAACTGGTCTTGGTCCAGCTTGGCTTCTTCGAGGCCCCATTTTGCGAGGTTTTCAGGTATGCCTTGCGGAACAACCAGCTTCTCAGGCAGTTTCGATCCGACGGCTTTCGCCAAAAACGCCTTCGTCAAGTCCTCGATAGACTTAACGTCCTTCAAGCTCTCATGCCCACGAATATCTTCAGGCAGAGAGGAACGCCAATCAGCGCCTTGTTGTGGTTGCGCAGCATCGCCTTGGCCCCCGGCTTGGGTCGCACCCTTGCCAGCATCGCTTCCAGCTCCCGCGCCTTCTCCCGCAACGGCAGCGCCACTCGCAGCTCCGGAACCGGAACCGGAACCACCAGCACCAGAGCCACCTTCGGCGTTAAAATTAAAAAGGTACTTATTAAGGTTCAAGTAAAGCTTTTTCATAATCGACTCCCTCGATCATCAATTCGTGATATAGCTTCGGGTTAATTTGATCCAAAGCCTCCTTAATCTGGACTCCTACGCATCTCCGCCCCTCCGCATGAACGGCAGTTTCCTCGTTAGGAGTAACCAGACTATAAAAACCACACCACTTTAAAATCTCCCTTATGAAGTGCCGAGCAGGTTTGTCCCGCATAGCCAGCTCCACATTTAGCATAAATAAATTATAATCTTTTTCTTCCGCTTTTGCAAGCTTTTTTTCTCTTGCAACGGTATCATCTACCGATTCCAGGTTATCGTATTCCTCGTGAACATTCATCATAATAATTGACCCTCCATCGGCAGCGTTTCGGTCAGATTAAGCCCTGCTTCGCTCATATCCTTAGCCGCTGAAGCTCTATTTGCGTTAGCTTCCTCCTGCATAACTGCCATCTGAGCTTGCTCGGCTTTTTGCTGCTGAGCTTGCATCGTCTGTGCTCTCTGCTCTCTAGCTGATTTCACCTGACCACGCGAAAACATGTGGGCTGGATTAACGCCTTTGATATTCGCGTAGTCATAGACAATGCTATCAAAGTCCGGTATGTCCATAACTTCCTGACGATATTGAGCCACACCGCCAACAAGCTGCAAGAAATCCTGCACAGGAATAGCTGCCATCGACTTCATCATCTGCGCCAACAGCGAGGTAAGTTCTACCTCAAGCGTAAGATTCTCATTCGCGTACTCTTCAGGCAAAGGCGGCAACTTCCCTGCTCTTGAACATATGTTAAAACTCCGGATACCAATAGGCATAATACCTTCGTAGAAGAAACGCTCAAGAGTCGGGCCAAGTCGGATGAATTTTTCTGAATCTATTTGATCAACTTGTCGAGCTTTCAGCGGCGAAGCATTCGGATTCCTTGACGCTGTGAGAAAAACGTCATTAAAGAACACTTCCTGAAGAATCTTATCAAGCGACATTTCCTGCTGTGCTGCGCTGGCATGATCGAAACGTGTGTCGTAAGCAGGTGTTATGATCTGCTGCGGGTCAACATAGTAATTGA